GATCATCAATGCATTGTTCTACCAATGTCAATGATGCTCGTTGCAAATCAATAATAGGTGAAACATAATCACTAGTCGTTTTCAAATCTAACTTGACATATGCACTTGCGTTTTTACCAGCCACCGCACCACCAATGCCGCTATCAGTTTCGGTGATACCTGCGTGATAGATTGCTCGCGGCGAATCAAAGTTTATGTTTTGATCAGCGGTAAGCCTTTCAAAGTTGGATGTTAACCAGCCAGTACCAGGCTGAAAACGATTTGCTACATCACCGCTCGCATGAATACCTGAGATGAATCGTGCTGACATGTCAACGGATGTTCCTTCAGGTATAATCTGCTCTACGGTTGGGTTTGCAGTATCAAAGACTCGTGTTTGCTGTGTGATACACTCAGAACCACCACCGCTCATACTTTCACCTAACCACTTTGCTCCTAATGTTACTTGGAAGCCGTGGATGTCAGCCTTGACCACGGTAAGAATCTGATTAATATTACTAGATGCAGTTAACGTTTCAACACCATCTGTAATATCTGTCGCACCGCTAATTTGAACAGTATCACCTGCTTGAAGACCATTACAAGGCGCTCTCACATACATTGCCGTACTGTCATTCACCAATCGGATTGGATTATCGTCAAGAAGAACATTAGGTGCATCCGCATTCTTTAACATAAGTGTACCACCACCTAAGTTAAACTTGGCTCGTGCAATTCTCATCATGAGGTCTTGATCTTTTGCTTCAAACCAGTGAATACCATTCTGTGGTAAGAACAAAGATCCTGGTGAAGGCTGTGTTGACACAGTTCTTGCTGTAGAACCTAACACAGATTCACGAGTCTTCGCACTAAACAACTTATAGTTTGAAGATTGTGATGTGATCACAACTGCATAGTGAGTCCAAGGTTGTAAGAATACAGGCTCATCAAATACAAACGATGTTTCGCCACCTTGGATAACCGATAACGTAGGACTCAGACCAATCGCATTTATCTCACTAGGTGATTTAAATACATGTGAATCTGGAACTATATCATTATCAGAAGGTTTGCCATTTATAACAGGTCTGATATGAATAGAGATAGGCAGTGTATCATCTTTTGTCTGGAAAAACAACCCTATTTTCGCAAGGACTAGACCAAACGGATTGTCCACATAGAACGTTTGTGCCATTGGATTCTGTGGTAAGTTTGTGGGTATAATTGCTGTGCCCGCAAACTGCTTGTTGTTGACATTCACATAATCCGATATGACTTGTCCCATCTCTCCATTGTATGTTGACAATGTAGAAATAGGAGTCGTGTCTGGTCCATATCTACCTGAGACTTGTGGTTTATACAAGCCAACACTGCCCGCAGATACCTCATTGACTGCTCTTCTGAGTTCTTTCTGGTTGAAAGCATTGGGAAACAGACCATAACCAGTTGATAATGGCCATGCATATGACATACCGCGTGTTGTAAGTATGTTTCGATATTTGTGCCACATCGCACCAAATACACTGTAGTATGTAAATGCTTTGCTGTCTGCGGCTGCCCAATCATTGACATTAATATCAAGCAGTTTAAACTCACGAATACCGGATCTGAACCTGAGATAGTTCTGAAGTACTCTACGTCTTTTGCCCTTCTTCGTCAAGTAATAAGATGGCTTTAGATTAGGAATGAAGAATGATCCTTCAACATTACCGTTGGCATCTGAGATCAAATCAGACGCAGTGTCGGGGTGACCTGTCAATGTGTTTTGAGTAAACAAGTTTCCGTTGTCGTCTGTTCTGTCAGAGAACTGAACAAAGGCTTCTTCTTTACACCATGCAGATACATCTTTGCCATCAAAAAACGGAGTGAACTTAGTGTTAGGCTTAAGACCTTGCGCCTTGAAGTAGACTTTACGTGATCTCATCCAAGGTATCAAAGCAAGATCAATATAACGTCTTCCCACTCGCATTCTTAATGTGTCGTTTTGAACAACTCTTCGTACAAATCCAAGAGTGTCTGTTCTACCACGTTCTGACGCATAAGGAGATATTGCGTTAACTGCGTCTCGCGAGGTAGTTGTGGGCTTTCCACATCTGCCTACAGTACCTCGAGACTGCCAAAGATCTTCGTCATTACGACCTTTCCAGTTCCACTGCCAGTTGTTCCACAAGAAGGCTTGCTTCACATCTAATTTACCAGCGCCTCTTAATGCTTTGATAGCATCTTCTTTTGAGTCTTTCCATTCATCAGATGAAGGAGATAATTTGATGACGCCTACATTGTCTACTCTTCCAAACGGATTTGGATTGACTGATCGTGAAGCGAGTGACTGAAACTTCCACTCATCTGAATCATATGAAAGATAAACATTGTCACCTTTCTTCAGAATACCAGGATCAGTACCAGGAATTGTGGGATTGACAGTACCATAGTTAGGCTCACAAATCAAACGAATGTTGTCTTCATTAGCCTTGGGTCTAATCAATTGATTTTCAGGATCAATTGATGCGGCATAGTCATCGTTCTCTGTATCAGAGCCAGTCTGATCATCGCCTAGATCTATAGAAAGACCCGCATCTGCTCGTTCTTCGCCCGCACTATCTAAACTAGGAGTATGGAACGCACGGAGTTCAGCAATATTGAACTCTGTATATGTTCTAAGATCATCTATCTTATTCTCTAGTTTGCCAATATCTGCCATAGTGTAATGCTTGTGTTCAATCGCACGAGTCTGAAGATCGTCTGCGTCTGCCGTATTTGCATTCATGAGAACCTGATATAACTCCATAGAGTTTTCAGGAGTAGGCTTTAATTGTGGATCACGCGACTGTTGACCCAAAAGCATTTGGATTTCGCCACTCTTTGTAGCGATCAACTTGTCAGCACGTGGTAACCAGTAATCAATTTTACCTAAAAATGCAGTGCCACTGCGAGGTAATGCCATGATGTTTGTAAAAACACCCGAAGATGATTTGTCTGGCCTTAAGTCTAAGTAGTTTCTCAGATCAATAACAGTACCGTCTGCTGTTGTATGCTCGGGTATATCTGCATATGTAGCACCAGCATATGATTCTGGAGAATAGAAACCACCCACACCACTGTGTGCCCAGTACGTATACTGAACCCATACATCACCGGGGTCTGTCTCACCTTCTTTTAATATCAGGCGACTGTAATCATAATAGTTGTCTCGCTGACCATCATCTAGAACAAATCGGTCGCTTACATCAATACCACCGGCAACTGTGCCTTTGGTAATCAGGGATACTTGTTGAACATCAGGAACACCAAGATCAACAACACCGTTAGTTACTGCATACGTAGCGGCAGTAGATGTCGTAAACGTCTTCGTCTTCTTGGCAGTCTCAGTGTCTTGAATGTAATAGATCAATCTATATTCTACGTTAGAGAGCCCCGTGATTGTCGCATCATAACTAGGCATTGCTTCGGTTACTGTTGGTGTAAATGCCGCTTCAGTACCATCAGTCTTGGCGATCAACCAGAATTCTTTGTCTGAGTATCTGCGAGGACCTGAGCCGTTACCCAACTGCGTCAATGAAAACGATCCTGTAGAGACAGTGAACGTTTGACTATACTGTGCAGTAGATAAGAATCCGCCATCGGCAGCGGCAGTTGACGTGGCTTTTAATCGTGGTCTGGCTGTAGGCATTAACAAGTCGTTGTCTGTTGCGCCATTCAAAAACGCATCAGTGCCTGTTTCGTTTCGTATCGCATACTTACCAGTAGCGGCAGGATCTTTGATTGATCGGAGTTTACCTAGATCACTATCGCCCAGCGATAATGCGGTGTTAAACGTAAAGTCAAACAAGTAGAGTTTAATGTTATCGCTCGCGGCATCAATCGCACGAACTCGTGTAGTACCAAGAAGTTCTGTTGCGTTTGTGTCTGAGTACATGTTGTGAACAGTACCAAGATCCAGTTCTGGCAAATCACGGGCACTGTCAAGAAGAACATAGTTACCGTAGATCACAGACACAGGCTCACCCGGAACACTTTCAAACGCTTGAGATCGTGGTATAATTAACTCAATAGGTGATGGATTGTCAACACGATATCCACTTACATAAGCAGTACCCGCACCGATAGTGACAGCCAAGTTCTCTGTGTCACCGTCTATCTCATCAAAGTCTAATGTGAAAGGATTAACAATGTAATCACCAGACTCTTCTTCTGTTCGCAGTGCCATAGCATCTGCAATCTTATTGTAAGAGTCCGACTCTTGAACTTCTTCTACAATTGTGCCATTTTCAACTCGTGCAAGAAAGACAAACGTGTCATCGGCAGCGAGGTCAGCCTTGTTAGTTAACTGAAGCGTAATTCTGTATCGGTCAGCGCCCGGGCTCGCGGTGTTAGGAGTATCGCCAGCATTGTCATAGAGTGCCGGACTGTCATTTACAGTGACCACTTCTTGAATGACTTTAAATCCAATATCACCCTCAAACGTAGCAGTGTAAGGAGATAATATGAGTGATTGAGGTTCTGAATATACAAATCGCCCGAGAACAAAAAACTCGCCTGCGTCTACTTCAAACCGTGTACTAAAACCTGTAGGAGTAAGTGCTGTAGCGGTCATTGTTTCAGAACGTCCAACAACACTTAGCGATTTACCTACACCTGAACTAAATCGTACAGGCTCGCTACTCAAAGGCTGGGATGCGCCATCTATGTACTGAATATACAATGTATTATCAGTGATGGGTGCAGACACAGTGCCTGAACCTGTCGCTTTGACTGCTATTACTCTTGCTCGGATATTCTCTGGGTTTTGTTGAATAACAGATCCAACAGGAATATCGGTAAAGGTTCCACTGGTCATTGTGACTTTCACAAAATCAGTGTCCGTTATACAGTCCATGTTACCCGCAGAAACAGCCACGCCTTCTTTGAACACATTTCGTCCAAATCTACCCATCTCTTGGTAGATCATAGTTTGAAGTTGTGTTAACTCTCTTGCTTGAAGTGCCCTTCCAGAGTTAAATAGTATCTGGTGATAATTGTCATCTTCTGTCCAATCGTCGTTGTACGTTCCAGATAATGTTGTACTACTAAATGTGCTTGCCATTTTTTATCCTAACTGAATAACTATTCTTATGTCTTCGGTTTGTGTGTCTGCTCTCGTAATACCTTCGGTAACAGTACCCAGACCAAGTGAGTTTACATTATTTATGTACAGTATTTCACCCGTATATGGATTGAATGTAGGTTCTACTTTAGCAACATATGTTGCTTCCACTGACGATGGTATCGTTTGTACTACCGAATTATTTGCTGGTGTTGGATCAACCGTCCATTCACCAAATCCTGTGGTAGTATCTTGATAATAATACAGTCGGTTGTTGACCGTATCATGAAAAACGACCTTTGCTTTAGCGGTTTCACCACTATTGGTAATGGTAGCGTCTTCGGAAAATGTTCCGCTTGCACTGATGCCAGAAAAATACTTTGCGCCATTTGCGGTGTTCTGTGTAAAGTCAACCGTTGGATCAGCCGCCGTTTTAAATCCTTTGACAATAGACACCTGATTGAAATCGTTCTCTGCGAGAATGGTATCAAACTCATCACCCGCAACATCTGTCTGAAGCATAAAGTGCTTTGTCTTGAGTGTGCGTGATGGATTTGCATTCAAACCACCATACGGTGCAATGATAGGTCGCAACACTGCGCCCACACCATCTCCACCTGTTACTTTGATTGACGCATAATCATATCCACTACCATGAGAGAATGTGCCCGCGGCATCAGAGTCAACACGAATTCTCACAATCTTGTTTGCATCAACTTCGGCAGTAAAAGAAGCACCTGTGCCATTACCCTCAACAGTCAAGGCAATATTATTGCTGGTGTTAGAGAAACCATAACCACCACTATCAATCTGAATGTTAATGATTTCACCACCTACCGACGAGTCTTGAAGATTTCGTTGAATACTTTCTTGTGGTATAGGTAGAAACACAGATGTGTCAGTGATTGTCTTAACAGGCAACCAATCGTTTGTTTTAAAAGTTGCTACGGCACTATTGCCTAAAGGATACAGAAAGCGCCACTTGTATTGATCGGTGGTTCTAAACGTCTTTCCTTTTGAGACACCTACTTTGAATGCATCTGCCAAGATTGATGATGGTTCAACAATAGAAGGCACCTGAGTACCGTCTGTAAACTTGCCTGTTTCAACACAGACAAACACTTCGTTTGCACTGTTGACAACATAAAAACCTATATCTAAATCATTGTCATAACTTGGATATATGGTTCCTGAGTTCCAAGAGTTAGATGGTACCACATAAGAACTACCACCGACAGTCTTTACTGCTAACATTGTGTGTCTCACACCCTCTTGAAAAGAATCAGACTTGATGTCTTCACCTTCAGTCAGAGGATCAACTCTTGAATATGCGAGATGATAAGGCGTGGACGCACTGTCTAGATCCTTCTTTAAAAGCCTAAATGTGTTCTCACTAAAACTGTTGGTTGTAATAGATGTCATATTTTTTCTCTTTTCAACCTATCTATTTATACGGTATCTGTGATAACGGATGAAGCATTTGAAGCAGATGTATCAAAAGCCAGAACGTTGTTCCTTTGTGCATTGATCGTTGCTTGGTTAGCAGGCCTTGCTGTTATCTTTAAGTAAGGTGTTGCAGTCGCAAGTGTACCAGACCAACCACTCAATGAAATCACACCTGTCGTTTCATCATACTCACCAATGTTATCAATGAATGTCGTACCTTGAGATGCATCAATGACCTCAATGACATTTGAGTTCAATCTATTCCTTAAGAAACAATTTCTTGAATCAATAGTGAATATATCACTTCGGACGATGTAATTGGTATCATCAGGTGCGGCGATTGATGCAGGATATATCAGACTATACGTGCTTTGACCCACCGTCGGTATAAATCTGTACTGCATTGTGATCTCTGCTCGTGATGAAAGAATAGATGGATCAGCATCATCAATTAACGTGAGGAGATTAGATCGTCTAAACGACTTATCAAATCCACCTAATTGATCATTGAAGTAATTCTCCACAGTCTGTGTAACAAGCGTTTCAATCGCTGTCTGTGATGAACTTGTCAGTGTAGGATTCCACTGGAACACACTGTTGACTTGCAAGAATGTCGTAAGAGGATCTGTAAAATTAACATCAAACGATGCGACCGACAGATTCTTTGCCAGATCTATGACGCCAGTCTTTGTTGCATCTTGAATAGTAGTGTCTTGGGTATTAAATACAATAGACACATAGACTGAACCATAGTT